GGAAGATGCCTCGGGGACCATGACCAAAGAATATAAATTATTCGTTGATTTAATCCGACAAGCCAGCCTTGCTTCACAAACGCTGAACAATCACACAAAAAGATCAAAAGAAAGAGAATACGATAAAATTGAGGGCAACGATGAAGTTGTTAATTCAACCGGCAACGAAGAAGCTGACAGATTGCTGACAAAACACGGATTTAAAATATCATGACGAAATTCGTTTTTGTTGATTCAAAAGGAAAATTACTGACACAAAGAATCAATCAAACCGATTGTAGACCCACTATTGCTTGGTTGGGCATGATGCAACCTCATTTAGATTTAATTGACAACATTGTTGGAAGCGCACCTATATCTCCGAATTGCTCAAATATTGATGTAGTATATGATCAGGCAAAATCATCACCCAACAAGTTATTAGAAGGATTCATCAATTGGGCAAGAAGCTATGACTTCAATCCTAATAACTTCGTGAAAAAAGTAAATGATACTGTTTGCTTCAAGTGCCCCATTGTAGGAACACCATCAAGAGGATTCGTTCAAGTTAACTTATATCCAGTTAAGAATGTTGAGTTTAGTAGATACATGATGCGATTACAAGAAGAAAGTATCTATAAATGTAGAGAAAGAAATATTCTACTGAATTCAATTGCATACACTATGGGTCAAAAAATAAACCCACTTCAAGGATTATACGACATAAACACGAAAAAAGCGGTGAGTAATGATGTCAATGACATTACTGTTAAATTCTTTGGACCAAGCGCAAGAAGCGCAGATATGGGCACAGTAGAACGATTACTGAGGATGTTGGCAAAAGACAAAGAGCGAACAAGAAAAATAGAATTATTCACACAACACCTAAACAAAGAAGGTATTCCGTTTATTGATGATTACTATGAACCGGAAATTCACTATATGGCAAGACTCCGAGATAGAATCGTTCACAAAGGATATCAGCCATTACTTGAGAATAATGCAAGAATAGAACACTTAGAGGATTTGGTATTTGAAAGGGGATCAAAGGGAGTAAAAGAAGCCCTTAGAATAATGAAATATTCTTCTGAGAATGGAGATGAATCAATCAGTACCAAAATAGACGGCAAACCTTGTATAGTATTTGGTAGAAACGATAAGGGTAAATTTATTCTCACAGACAAATCTGGATTCACTGCTAAAACATACGATGGATTAGCGGAAACATCAGAACAAATGAGAGATATTCTCAATGCGCGTGGTCCTGGAAGAGAAGAATTGATTGACATATATGATAAATTATTTCCGTTATTAGATTCAGCTTTGCCAAAAGGCTTTAGGGGATTCATCAAGGGTGATCTGATGTATTCATCTAAGCCAAAAGAAATAAAAGGCGCATATACATTTAGGCCAAATTTTATAGAGTACAAGATTCCTGTTAATAGTGACCTTGGAACCAAGATTACAGATAGTGAGGTCGGTGTAGCTCTTCATACTCTGATTAAACACAAAGAATCTGGCGATGAGCCACTAACTGAGTTAAAACATAAAAAATCACCGGGTTTATTGCTGATGTTCCCATCAGACTTTGAATCAGGGAATAACTTCAAGGTAAGCAAGGAAATAATTGGTGAAATAAAGAAATTGCTAAAAGAGCATGGTGATGATATTGATTTGTTATTTGATCCATCTGAGCTACGATCTCAAAAAATAACAGACTTGCCTCAACTGTGTAAGCGATTTATCAATTCTCGTATAAGCAGTAATTTTGATGATTTGCTAAATGGATTTTTAGAGTGGATTGAGGGAAATGTTGGCGCATTGAAATATAAAAGAATAAACGAATACTTAGATAGCCCTTCATCAAACGGAGACGCGCTTAAAGCAGTATTTGAAATATTTTTATTATTGCATGAATTAAAAATGGAATCATTACTCCAATTAGATAGACAACACCCCGGTCATGAGGGATGGGTATTGAATTCACCGGACGGCAGAGTAAAACTGGTAGACAGATTCGTGTTCTCGCATGGTAACAAATTATTCAATAAGAACTAAAAGATAAATAAGGATACCAATCGCGGTGATGCAAACACCCATTGGTTCTAACGTCGGAGGACGACATCAGTAATAATATTTAGCAATTTATTATTTCTGTTAAAAATCCTCTGCGTGAATTCAACAAGGAGGAAATCATGAACAATAAAACTATTTATACTATATATAGGGTAACAAATACTGTTAACAATAAATGCTACGTTGGTTTTACCAGTAATTTTAAAAAAAGAAAGTTTAGGCATCTTAAAGATGCAAACAGTGATTCCACAACAGCGATTTTTCACAGAGCGATTAAAAAATGGGGTGAAGACTCATTTAAGTGGGAAGAATTATATCAATCTCGTGATGCGGACCACACGCTTAATGTAATGGAACCTCACTTTATAACAGAGAATAATTCCCACAAGTCCAATTGGGGTTATAATATGACCTTCGGAGGAGAGGGTTGCGCAGGAAGATTGGGATTACCCGCACGAAGAGCGGCAACGAATCAACAGGGCGAGATATGTTGGGTAACAAAAAATGAAATCGAACAGTCTGGTGGAAGTATTAAACCACTATCATTGACTACCATAACGAATAACGGAACAATAACCACGGTTACATCTGATTATTATAGAGAAAATAAAAATAAGCTCACTCACGTAAACAAAGGAAAAGTTACTGTTCGAGATAAAAATGGAACAATTTTACAGGTAGATATACACAACTCAGAGTATCAACTCGGAGAATTAATTCCTGTTTCCATAGATACTATTCCAGTAAAAAATTGCGATGGTACAAAAACAAGAATTCACAGAGATGATCCTAGATATAAATCCGGGGAATTTATTCATACGTCAAAAAATACAGTATGGTGGAATAATGGCATTAAATCAACCATGAGCGAAGAATGTCCGGGCGAAGGGTGGATTAGAGGGAATCTTGGGACAACAAATTCTGGACAGACCTGGTGGAACAATGGAGTTGAATGTATAATGATGCAAGATTGTCCAGGAGAGGGATGGGTTCCGGGCAGATTGGGGGATTTCAAAGCAACCACAGCCGGAAAAACTTGTTATAATAATGGAAAAAATAATGTTTTCTCGTATCAGCATCCAGGAGATGGATGGGTCAAGGGCATGATTAAAAATACTAAAAAGTAGTTTTCTCAACAAAATGATAAATACATTTAGGATCAAAAGATCCAATTATTAAAGGAGAAAATTATTATGGCTAGTATACCTGTCGTCTCGGGCGGCTCACAACCTGTTTTCGCAGTTGATCAATTAAATGGTCCACAACTTGCAGCAAATGTAACTTATGCACCAGCTGGCGTTCCCGTTAACTTTCAAGGACCAAAACTTGAATTCTTCGGCATGAATCTTTCTGGTGGTAATACCAACCCCTTCAATCAAGCTGGTGTTGGTGGCGCGATTGAACTGCTACTACAAACAGTTCAACAAGTATCCACAGTGGCTATGTATCAAGTTAGTAACACTGTTGCAAATACAAATTTTAGCCTTGCAACTTTCCCAGTGGGAGCTTTCAATACTGATACTACCGGCGGAGATAATTCAGCGGTAAATCTGGCTGCACTTATTGGTGGTCTAGGTAATGCTCAACTTCCCAACGGATCAAGCTATGATTTCACCGGAACTGACGTATTCTCTGTTGGCTTCAGATTGGCAAGTTCTGCAACCTTAGCATCCTAATATATCTTTAAGATATATACACAAAATCCCGCTTCGGCGGGATTTTTTTGTCTGATAAATACGAATATGAGAGCTAAAGAATTTATCAATCAATACAAAGCAAAAAGTGGTCAAATGAGTGCTATGGGAAGCAATCAGCATGACCCAAATGAAGCTAAAAGAGCCAAAGCTCAACAAGAAGTGGAAGAATTAAATTCCGATATAAATGAATCGGAGATAAATAAAGATACCAATCGCGATACTGCAAATATCCATTGGTTCTAACGCTATCATGGAGCAATCAGCAATGTATTTATTACACACATCAACACACCTGAAATATCTCTATATGGCGTTGCCATTATCAAAGGGAGATAAATCATGGCAAGAAAAAAACAAGCACCAATTTTTTACACCTACCTAATCGGATGGTCTCATCTTAATATCTGGTATTACGGCTCCAAGTACGGCAAAGATGCCGACCCAAATACTTTTTGGAAGAATTATTGGACCTCATCTGAACACGTGACGGAATTTCGGAAGTTGCATGGTGAACCCGATGTTAAAGAAATAAGAAGAACATTTAATTGCCCGACCAAGTGCTATGCTTGGGAAACGAGAGTATTACAATGCTTGGATGCGCGTAATCACCCAAAAATGCTTAATAAGAACAACAACGAAGGGAGGTGGAATACTATAGGATTGGTTGTGGTCAAAGATAAAGATGGCAATACTATGCAAGTATCGGTGGATGATCCAAGATATATATCGGGCGAATTGATTCACAACAGCAAAGGAATGGTTTCAGCAAAAGATAAAGATGGCAACACCATGTCCGTTTCAGTGGATGATCCAAGATATGTATCCGGTGAATTGGTACATTGCAGCAAAGGAATGGTTCCAGTAAAAGATAAAGATGGCAATAATATGCAAGTATCGGTGGATGATCCAAGATATACATCGGGCGAATTAATCCCATCGTCCGTGGGATTAAAGTGGTGGAACAACGGCAAGGATAGCATAATGTCTTACGAGCAACCCGATGAAAATTGGTTCGAGGGATCTCTGCTGACATCCAACAAAGGATATCGTTGGTGGAACAATGGAGTAGAGTGTGTAATGGCAAAAGAATGTCCAGGCGTGGATTGGAAATTGGGGCAATTAGTTGGATATTGTGGAACATTTGGAAAAAAGTGGTGGAACAACGGCATTGAACAAAAAGTAACAGAAGAATGCCCCGGAGAAGGATGGCAATTGGGTGGCCTGAAGACAAAAACGACATGGAACAATGGTATAAATTTTAAAATAACAGAAGAATGCCCCGGTGAGGGGTGGGTGAGAGGTGGCTTATCTAAGAAGAATAATAATAGAGATAAAAATCTGACGTAAATAGGTCATAATGATTTCAATTATTTGTCAGACTTCTTTTGATATAACTTGCACTGGAACAACTGGTTTTTTTAAAGCAGAACGATTGCCGTTTCCAGATCAATCAGGTGCTATTATTACCAATCAATCAGATTGGCTGATATCAAGGAATAAACAACGAAATTTTGAAACATTACTTCAGATATTGGGGTTAAGAACACAAGTATTTTATGATAATCTTCCGATAAAACAAAACGATCAATGGTTATTTGAATTTTTTGTTGAGAATGATTCTGTATACACGGAATACTCAGAATTGGATATACTCCACAAAGATTCCAATTCAATTCCTATGTTGATAATATCAGAGAATGGCGAAATTCAAGCAAATATGACCACCGCAATAGGTAATACTACTAACATACAGTTTTTCAAAAAAAGATAAATACTATATGATTTTTTGAATCGTTCAACATAAGGAGCATTGTTATGACCGATCAGATTAGTAGTATTGAAAGACATTCGTTAGAAGCTCATGTGGAATTATGTGCAAGGAGATATAGTGCATTGGAAGATAGGTTAGATGATATGGCCGCAAAAATAGATAAAGTGGACGTGGCGATAGAGGAAATGTATGACTTAATGATGTCCGGAGATCGTAAGCGGCACGAACAACATCTGAAATGGGGAGTCGGCATCATCACTATACTCTTGGGAGTAATAGGATGGTTAATAGAAAATTATGCTACTAAATGAACAAAAAACAAAAATATAAAACAATATTCACATCCGAATTAGATAATCTTAAAGATTTATTGATATGGAAAGATGATTACGAAAACTACCATCTATTTGGCAGTTATGAAATAGTTACTGACAATAACGAGTATAGAGTTTTAAAATTAGGTACTTCGTTACATATTATGAAAAAAATGCCATCAGCCATCAGTTGGTGTATAGCAGATAAAATAAATAGACATGATATGGCTATTACTATTAAGCAATTAGATTTTAAATTGGATAGAATCAACAATGATCTAATTACAAGAATAGGTATGGCAAAAAGGAATAATGATGCAATGCTTGCAGAGGTTATTGCAGCGAAGATAGACTTTAAACTACAGCAAAAACGCGAGATTGAATCAGAACTCCGTCGCTGTTATAAGATAACAAAGAATTGGCAATTAAGAGGATTTAACAATGAACTTACAAGAACTTGAAGCGAGATCACCCGCTAAACATTATACCAAGGTATTAGAGCAATATTTTGGGCGTAAAGTATCACTGAGGAATCTTTCGGAAAATGATACCAAAAGACTACTATCTCGTGTTCGCAATTTGATTGCAGAGCGCAGGGCTGAACCGAGTATTCATTATTCTGAACGTGATCCGAAATTTATTCAACTCATGATGGTTGAACAAGCACTGAAATATCGCTTGAAGGAAAATACTCAGTATGCACCAAGCGGAGCAACAAATAATGCCGGAGCTATGACTCAACCAGCTGGTGGAAGCACCACTACCCCAACTCCAGCAGAAAAGCAAAAAGTAAAATCACAACAACTTCAAGCGGCTCAAAAAATCAAGGACCCAAAACTACAACAAACGATGAAGAAGTCTATCAGTGGTCAAACGCTATCTAAAGATGAACAACAATCAATGGCTGGTGCTATGATGGGTTCACCTATTCAGAATGAAAACTGGAATCGCCATTGGAGAATTCAGATTAGCGAATCTGAAATTCAACAAGCTCAGGTCATTTTGGCAGCACAAGATTTGGTAGATCAAGTTCAAAAAATGATTGAACAATGTACATCCGTTCAATTCAAGGATTTACCAGCATTGGTGAATCAAGTGAAAAATGAAGTCGGATATGACAAAGCTGTTCAATTCAATCAAGATTCTGGTACTGCTTTTTCCACGTTGGTACAAAGTATGCAAACTGCCAAGTTGCAACTTGAAGCAGCTGTGGGTATAATTACTGGACAACAATCATCTATTCCTTCCGTGGGTTCACCCAATGATACTGGCATGACACCACCACCATCCCCTGACGAAGATATGGATTTTGACATGGATATGGATTTTGATGAACCAGAAATGGGTGGCGAAGAGACTACTTTGGGTAGAGCCAGAGCAAAATGAGACTTTATGAGTTTGACGGCAGCTTAACCAGCAATCAAAAGATGATGGCTCTCGTTCAACTTTTGAAAGGTAGAGCAGAAGATACCTCCGGTAAAAAAGAAATAAGCACTGATGCCTTTATTAAATTGGCAAGGAATCTCGGAGTACAAGTGACACAAGATTCCTTGGGTGAAATCACCAATTTACCACCGTTGAGTAATATCTTAGCTCCCTATTCGCCAAATGAAGGTGTAATTAAATTTGCTGGCAATGATGAACCAGTAGACATGATGACACCCGACGAGGCTGGAACAATCGTTGACAGAAATGCCAAACGAGCGATGAAGCGAGGCGCGATACAAGAAAATTCTCAAAAAAAAAATTTTTTAAGTGAGGGATTGTCAAGTATAGTTTATCACTATACTTCCTTGCATTCGGCAGTATCAATATTGCAATCTGGAAAATTTGAACTCAGTTCAACTGTGGGTTCCGTAGAAGAAGAATGGGCACCACGTGGTTATCATTATTTTATGAGCACGACCAGAACTAAGTTTGGTGGATTCCATGATTATGCCGGCGATGGTGGCGTTATGTTTAATCTTGATGGAGAATGGTATAATAATCATTATCCGGCAGGTCCAGTTGATTATTGGGGAAACCGAGATGTTTCCAAAACTGGAAGAGCGTCC